TTCACCAACATAATCTTCACAAGCCTTGTGTACCTCATTGCCGTAGTTCATCTGCGCGGTCGGCTTAATATAGAAGCGCTTAAGTACCTTGATTTCTTGGTACTGCTTGGGGCAGTTAAGGTACTGCTTGTAAGACGAGAAAGACCATGTGAAACTCATTTTACTTCCTTGAGTTTTTTGCGTAAAACTAATACCTCTTCAAGCATAGCCTCCATGTCTTTTGCGGCTTCCAAATGGAATGGGCTGATTGGCTTGCAACTTGCCATTGAACGCATCATGGCGATAACCAGACGGATGTTTCGTTCGCTAACCTTCTTGCTCATCGCTTCATCCCCCTGATGTATGCCGCGAAACTTGCCATAGTGTCCTTCTCAAAGGCTTTCATCTTGTCGATCTCGCGTGCTACTTCTTCTAATGTTTGATTACGAACAAGTTCTTTAAGTGTGTACGCAAAATTATTGACAACATATTGCTGGTTGACATCATCATCGTTTCTCATCGCGGTGCATCCTCATGGTTGTCAGGGTTAAACTTGGGGACTCGGTTGCCCGTGTCTTTGGGATTTGGGAACGGAGGGAAAGGCCAAGTCATGACTTCTCCTCTTGCTTGGCGTCCATGCAATCCTTGCAAATAAATTTGTGTAAACCCGTAGTTATTCGGAGAAATCCACCACTAGGGTTCTTGTCTTTTTGGCATTTCCAACACATTTTCCATTTTTGATTCATATACTTTTCGTTTTTTTGTTGTCCCCTTAGAGCCGCAATGTTGCCTGCAAGAACATTTCCAAATCCAGTGCCTCTCATACTTCCTCCGCCTTGTACTCAGAGATGCGCTTGTGCAATCTAGCAATCCTTGCCTCGTTGTACGCCACTACGCTCTTGGCATAGTCTGCCGCTGATTCAGCTTTGAGTTTCTCTAACTGTGCCATACGCAACTCCTCTTGGGTGATCTCTACCAGTGTGACGCGACGCATTACCCGCTTATATAATTCTACCATTTTCTCTATCATAAGTCTCCTTTTATTTTACATATTAACATTCGCCATAGGTCTGTGCGTACTTTGCTTCGCAAGTTACGGGTAAACCCCTAGCCCATTCGGGTGGCGTAGACATGCACTCGACGATATATGCAAGCGCCTCATCTTTCTCCGCTTCGGGAACCACGATCACTGCCGCATCATGGACAGTCAGCGCAACGCGATACTTCTCGTTGATCTTGATCATCTGCTCTCCCACAATGATTCGCGCCAACGCTTGAACTACGTTCTCAACTAGCGACCCACCCCACAGTGACACGGGGCCCTTGCGCGACTTGTATTCGTATTTAGATTTAGATTCTTCAGTGTTGAGTTTCAGATCGGGGTATCGGATAGAGAGACCATTGGGCAAGCCCACGCCATCCTTTGTGATCTTGAGACACTTGTGATTGCCATAGTAGTAAGGCTTGATCTTGTCATCCCAGTTGGCTAGGTCAGCGATCACCTTGTCGCCTTCTCTCCACAGATCAATTACCTTGTCGTTAGCTTTGCGGTATGTATCAACATAGTTCTTAGCTTCGTCCTCAGTAACGACTGCGCCAGGTGGCGTTGTCTTGAGCGTGTGCTGTAACTTTAATGCTCCAGTCCCGTAGCCTAGACCCAAGATGCAGGTCTTACCCACAAAGCGTTCTACTGGGTTCTCTTTGGAGATTGGACGATCATATATTTTGGTTGCAAAGAGCGAATAGACATCCTCTCCCCTGCGAAACTGCTCGACAACATCATCCTGCCCTGCCAGCCAGACGAGGACACGCGCCTCGATTTGAGACGAGTCGCAGTTGATAACGATGTGGTCATCGGGCGCTACGACTGCATTCTTGAGGGCTTTCTTTTTCTTATCTCTACTTGGTAGATTTTGGAAGTTAACCTTATCACTTCCTGCCCAGCGACCAGTATGCGCTCCGTAGTATTTGAGTGGGATTGGTAGGCGTCCCTTGTTGCGTTTGCCAACGTCAATGAATCTTTCAATCCTTGATTCTTCGATGGTAGATTTTGTGCCGAGTCGCACCGCGCATAGCTGTTGGATAAATGGGTCATCATGTTCTGTGAGTTTTAAGAAGCCTTCGTCGTTCTTTGCCAACGCATAGGTCTGCTTGCCTGTTGTCTTGCTTTCTTTCATCGGAGCCTCAACCCCGCGCTCAACTAACACTTCAGCAAACTGTTTATTACTGGCTAGTCGTTTACGCACCGCCTCTGCGGTCTCACATTTTAACCTCTCCATCAAGCCCTCGAGCAGTTGCTCTTTCTCTTCCTTGAGTTCATCGTAGCGCTCTTGCAGTAGCGCATCATCAACAAAGAACACAGGGTGCGTGAACATCCGCAGAGTCATGTCGATAAGCTTCATCTCGTTCTCAGGGAACGCGCTCGACAATATCTTGAATAGCTTGAGAGTTAGGTCAACGTCGTTCTTGCAATACTCTGCGTATCGCTCGAGTTCTTCTTTGTTGAAGTCGAGTCGTGCCTTGCCTTCAGCGGCAATCACTTCCTCGCCCTTAACTCCAATCTCGTAGCGGTCAGCCAACGCCTTGAGTGAGCCACCTGCCTCAACGCCATGAATCGCTCTCGCCATACATAAAGTGTCGAACATGAACGCGGGCGTGATGCCGTAGATCCAACTAAGAATAGCGCCATCGAAGAGGGTGTTGTGGCACAGAAGCGCGCTGCTGCCCCAATCAAACGACGCTAAGAATTCTTTTAGCTTATCCTTACCGCCTGATACCCAGACAGTCGGTTGCTCATCTACCTTCACGCCCACACCGATAACTTCAAAACGCTTGTCGCGTATGTATTCCTCAGTGGTCTGATGCTTAAAGCCTAGCTTGATCTTGCTATCGTAGTAAGTCTCAAAGTCAATCGTTATCAGTGACATTTGGTTTCTCTAAAAGTTTTTTGTAGTACGACGCAGGGAATGGCGCTTTCTTCTCTAAGAGTGTTCGCAACCATTCCGCACCGCCAAGTTGGTTAAGGATTAACCACTGCTTGTCAGTCATGCGTACCTGCCTTCCAATAAGAGGCGCAGGGGGTTTGGGTCTTGGCAATTTTCTCTCCTTAGTAACTGGTCTCTAAATAGCATCCCACTGAGTCATGGGTCGCTATCTAACAAAAAGTACAGATACAAAAAAAGGCATGGCGAACCATGCCTTCGGGGTTTACTTCAGTGTGGCGATTTCACGAGAAAGATACCATTGCGCTTTGCGCAGGTCTTCTAACTGATTACCCTTGAGTCCTGATCTAGTAATGTATTTCACGACATTACCCAAGTTGTACCCAAGCTTCTTCGCTTCGATGAAATCGATTGTCTCGATACCACCTGTCGTGTAGTGCGCAGGGTGATTCACTGGGTCAGGTTTGACACCCACGATCTCGCCATGATCTTTAGCGTAGTCCTCAAGCGGGATACCATTCTTCTCCGCGAATATCGCTTGTGTACCTGTTAAGCGATAGAGTAGCTTGCCTTGTGGCTTAGACTCTTTGTTGAGTTTGCGAGCCTTGCTCATCAACACATAAGCGTATGACTTGGCTACACCTAGTTTGGACATAACTTCTGCGGTCTTGATCTTGGGATTGAGTTCCAACATCTTGCGCACTTGCAGTAAACGATTAGTTTTCATTTGCCTTCTCCTTTTTGGTTTGGCGTTTAACGGATACGATTCCAACCCTATGTTGGTCTCGTGCTTCTTGCATAGCATCTGCGATCTCATACGCAGTCTGAGTTATTTGGTCTGACAATCCTCCTCTCATGATTAAACCAACTAACGCAAAACCAGCGTGTAGGTCACGCAGATTGCTACGATCTTCTTCATTCATAACTGTTCCAGTAGGCGCGTTAGCGCATCAATGTTAGTCTCATCAATGACAAGGGTGAACCCACCATGTCCACGAATGGCTGACATATGTTTCTCTTGTAGGGCAGTAGGCTTGTTGCCGTTTGCTTTCGCTTCCACCCCGATGAACCTCCCCTTGTAACAAATCACAAAGTCAGGGACACCTGCCGAACCATAGCCAGTACCGATGGGCATAGTGAAGTAGGCTCCCTTTGCGTGAAGAATATCTTTGATCTTCTTCTTGACTGTACCCTCAGGCGTCATTTTGTATCCCACCCTTCAGTGACTCTAAAGTTGGTCGATCTACGACTAGACAGTAGTAGGTCTCGCTTGCCCTCCACCCAACTTCGTCGAGTTCGGGGGCGTGTGTGTTTGTGTAGAGTGTCAGTCTAAGTATTTTTGAATCAAACAAAAACTTTTCTCCATTAGCGTTAATCATTGCAAACTTAGACTTCAACACATCAGGCAAAGTGTCATCGGTGTATATGCGATGAAACCCATCAGCCACATACACAATGTACTGATCGTCTACCTTGCGAACAGGGACACGAATCAAATCCCAATTCTTGGGGTGAACCACAGGACTCAGTTCCCCAATCAGATGGGGCATGGGGTAGCCATCCATGAGTGTTCGTAGTTCGTGGGTTGACCGCTATAAAAGAATACTGCATCAAGACCCTCGTCATACTTGTCCATGATTGGGAAGTTCAACGTACCAAGCCTGCGCACCTCTTTAGTTTCGTAAGAGACTTTCATCATCGTCATCAACGGCACTAGTTCGGGATACTCCTCGATCGTTCTGACTCGCTTGAAGTCTTCAATGATCTCGTACTCCATCTTGCTCGTATCACTATGCAATACAGTCATCTTGAATTTGCCTATGAGTAAGTGCTTGTAGTCGTCTATGCCAATGAGATAGAAAGGATTCTTAAAGAACCGCTTGGACTCTTCTCTCTTTATATCTCGTATCTTATCAGCTTCTTTGTAAATGTCAAGTGTATTTTTACATTTATTTAGGTCTAATGGTACAGAAAGACCATTGGTACTTTCCCCTAGTAAGGTTGCCAATATCGCATGAATCTCGTCAGGCGTAAAAGAGTTCTGCTTATCGCTATTACCCATCGACTGGCGCAAAGCGTGAACACCACTCCTGACCATCTTGATTTTGTTATCCATAATGTCTTTCTTACTGCGCACAGCAGCTTGACGCTTTAGTACCGCCATCAATGAAGAAAGTTTTGTACTACGGATAGTCTCTCTATCAGATTGATCTGAGCCACGAGACTTGGCATAGAAAGGTGTGCGGAAACAATACTCTATCTGATCATTGTTAGCGCCACCCAAACTTGTTGTCCATACCTTACACACTGCCAGCCCGTTGGGGTGACACATCATGTAAGAATCTTTATCTTCTTGCGGATAGCCTACATTCATTACCTTACCCATGACCTTCAAGCCATACTTGAATTGCAACTCACGCACCAGTGGGAGAACATCTGAGTGAAGCAACTCGTTCAGTTGTTCCTCTGTGCCGAACCCATCAAGAAAATATCTGCTAAATGTGTATGTCATACGAATCTCCTTAAAAATCTATTGCTCGTGCCGTTGCGTTGATTGAGTATCCCAACGCCTCGATTTTTTTGATTGCATGTAGCGTGAGAGTCTTAGTCCCTGCTATGTCTGCAAACAGTTGTGCCTTCTCGCATAGGGGGTAGTACTTCAATGTCCCATATACATCTTTCACCTCC